CATGATCCCTGCTCTGCATCTTCCCAGCGTCCTGACATTCCTCGGTCTGGAGTTTCTGGGGTATATGTGATTTCAAAATCATGTTCACATTCGTCGTTCTGGCAAGTGTAATCGGTTCTCATGGTTTGGTTTGGTTGCTGGTTACAGTTCAAAGTATGAATCTAGCTTCTTGAAGTAGGCATACTGGTTTGGTTTTGCAGGAGTTGCAAGACTTTTTTTAATCCTTTTTATTCGTGCAACAATCTCCCTTGCCCTGGGCGTGGTAATCCTACATTCCTGCAAAGAATAAAGGTTGCTGATGGTGATTTGAAAGGCCAAGGCTCCCTCTATCTCGTCGAGAATCTGGCGCGTTTCAGTTGCGGTTGCGGCGGTTCTAGTTGTCATGGTTTTATTCCTCCTCGTATTCTTGACCAAATACCTCTGCCCAGGCACGATCCCAAGCTATTTGCAAGAGTTTAATTTCAAATACATGATGCAATTCTAATTCAATAACTTCGCATTCCTGCATATTATTAATTGCTTTGCACATATAGTTTTCAGCTTGGAACTTTTTTATTGCGGCGGCAATTTCCTTGCCTAATTCTTCTGATTCTAAACTTGCCAAGTGGTTAAGGTCTGATTTATTCATGTTCAATCTATGTTTTTGGTTTGCTCAAGTAGGGTAAATGCTTTTTGGAGCTTCCTATAAACTATTCCATAATCTTCTATTTCATGGCAATCTGCCTGGTATTGCATTTCTTGTTCGGCGTATGGGATTAAGTCTGCAAGTGCGTCTCGTAGTGCTTTGATCTTATCACAATATGCTCTTTCGATTGTTATATTCATATTATTTTCCTTTAGTTAATTATTGATTATTTCAGATTTTCAAGAGTTATTGAACAAGTATTATTTATTGATGTTAGTAAATCTATTGCGTCAAATTGATCGCATTTACTTATTTCTTTTATATCTTCTATTGCTTGTATGAGTTTGCCAATCAATGCGGCGGCATCGTCACAAGTATCAGCGGCATCTCCTTCGGCGTTCATTTCTGGGTCATCGTTGTATTGTTCATAGTCTCTTAATGTAAGGGCGGCGGTATTTAAGCGGTCAATTATTTCTGGCGTGTTCATGTGGTCTTTTTTGTGATGGTAACAAGTGGTGCAGGTTTCTTGGTCTGGGGTTTCAGGTGCTAGGGTGTCGGGCGCGTATTCATTACACGGTTGTGTTGGCGTTTGTGTTCCGTATTTCCACTCTTTGATTGCTTGTTCTTTATTCATGTTATTCTCCAGTTATAGGTTAGTTGTTTACTTTTGGGTGCTAATTACTGATTTTATTTTCTCGATTTCGCGGCTAATCTCTTCGGTTGTGCGAAGCAATCTTTCAATGGCTTCCTTCAGCGTGTCATTGTTTTGGTTCATGGCATTTTCAGTTATAGGTTAAGGTTGGCGGTTTTTTCTTGTGTTGGTTCTATTTGCGGCGGCGGTTCTGGAGGGAGGGTTTCTCCTAATAGGTTAAAAGGCATTTCTGCTTCGGGGATCAGTTGGAATTGATCCTGGCGGCGGTTTTTCATGTTTTGTTTTAAGTTATGCGGCGGTTTTTATAGGGTGACAAGTTCACGGTTTATCCATCGGGAATCTCCTGGCGTTGGTTCTTCTGATATAGAAAGGAGCATCTTTTCCCCTTCATCTAGTAAAATGAAGAGGCGTTCCCCTGCTTGCATGGTTAGGCTATAAGGTGCGATTCTATCGGGCCAAAAGCTGACGGATTGCTGAAGTGTGGCGGTTTTCATGGTGTGGGCGTGTTTTGGTTGTGGGTTAGCAATTCGGCATGGGGTGAAGTGTTCCGTTGCTCCATTCTATGACTTGGCAAGGGTGGGCCGCTAGGAAGTGTCGCATCTTTCGGGCAACCTTGTTCCTGATTCGGTGTTGGTGATCGCTCAAGAGCAAGCGGGGATTGGTTGCTCTATTGTAGATGCTGGCGGCTTTCTGTGCCATTTGTAAGCTCATGGTGTTCTCCTTTTTGGTTGTTATTAAATACTAATTGCTCCCGTGTTATCGCAATACATTACGCCATTATTGCCAACTTCAACGCCTCCCGTGCTTTTAATCCATCCCTTCAGCGTCATGCATTCCTCTCGGCTAATCATGAAATGCTCTTTCTTGTCCGTTGCTAGGTGGATAAAATACGCCCCCCCTGGGTGTGGCTGGCTCATTTCACAAGCTCCAGAAAATAGATTGATCAAGCCAATTCTCGTGTCTGATTGAACCTTGATTGTCACATTTTCTGGATTGGGTGCGTCTTGGATAGGGTAAACAATAAAATCCTGGGCTTTCCTCATTTTGGGGAACTTTCCCGTGAAAGATACTGTCCCCATGATGTTCTTTTTGCAGTTTGCAATCTGTGGCGTGTTCATTATTTTCTCCTTTTTGGTTGTTGGTTATTTGATAAGATCAAGAAATTCTTCTCTCGTTACTGGCTCGCTAGTCTCTTCAAAGATTGCAGTTGAGAACTCCCTAAATCCCTGAAAGGTATCTGCATATTTCCCAGATATTTTGCACCTTCTATGGCTATAAGGTTCTCCAACTAAAAAGGCTCCTCCCTTTTGTAATTCTGGCGGCAAGCATCCAAGCATTTCCCAAAATTTTGATTCCGTTGTTGTTTTCCAGGTTGTGTTGTGTGTGTTCATGGTGTGGGCGGGTTGGTTGGTTGTGGTTTTAGTAGTGGATAGAAAGAACTATTTCGGGCAATGCTATTTTTGCAGAAAGGCCCGTTTTGGGATTTGTAAATGAAAAGACCTCATACCCGTGCGTGGGATGCGGAAAGCTCCCGTTGTAGTTTGGTTTTTCATGGCATAGGTGATCTGCTGCGGTTTCTCGTGCTGCTTCAATTCTGGCTCGGTGTTTTAGGGTTGGCATGGTGTGTGTTGGTTGTGTTTACTTGGTGAGGATGGCAATGACTAAAGCGGAAAGAATGAAGCCTAGTATGCAAAGAAGGCGAACAAGTCGAAACATTGCTCGTTCCGTCTCAAAGGCTACAAGGGCTGGCGATTTTTGGTGCATGGTGTGGGATGTGTTGGTTGTGTTTTCTCGATTCGCTCTTGAGCCTGTATTTATGCGGCTCCGTTGCTTATCTTGGGTAAACTATACTGCACCCCTACCACTATGTCAAAAGAATCTTTTAATTATTTTAAAGACTTGAAAGCAAAGGGTGTGCCAACTATGCAAATACTTTCATTTTATTATTGACTTTTTTTGACCCTGCCCGCTAAAATCTCCATCCTGTAAAGGCCCTACTCCTTCAGCAATCCAAGCACCAGTTGACAAGGTGCTTCCCACTAGGTAAAAGCACCGCATGAAATCACGCCAACTGAATCACCGTCAAAAGAAGTTCGTTGAGAATCATATAACACGCGGTCTATCCATCGCTGAATCTGTTTTCCGCGCTGGCTACAATATCAAGTCGAGACGAGTCGAGGATGCTTCAAGCTACGGTTGTAAACTACTTCGACAAGATCGAGTCAAAGCCTATGTTTCAAAGTTGAAGGAAAAAGCGTTTGCTTCTGATGTTCTCACCTTTGCGGAAAAGCGTGCTTTCTTGGCTCGTGCTGTCCGTGCTGATGCAACGGCTCCTGATGCTGATTTAGTTCAAGAGGTGAGAGAAGAAGTCGATGCGGAAGGCAATGTTAAGCGTGTTAGAAAGATGGTATCAAAGCTGGAGGCACTTAATATCGATAACAAGATGATCGGACATGAGCATAAAGATAGGGAAGTCCAGGCATCTAATCCATTCCTCTTTCTTATTAACTTGAGCAAGCCTGGCGCGAGCCTTGTTCAAGGTGATGTCGCTGCGCTCCCTGCTCTCCCTGCTATCGCTCCCGCTTCAGTTCCCGCGCCCGTCATCATCGATGCCGAGCTTGTCGAGTAGTCCCGCCAGCGCGAGCCAAGGCAAAGCATTCTTGCAAGCATTCTTAAGCATTCTTAAGGGGGTGTCCTCCCTCCCCAACATGCCTAGTTTAGGCGAGGGGTTTATACGATGGGAGCTACTGAAAAAATATCCTAATTTCAAAACTTCCTCTCTTTTTAACTTCTTTTAAGATTGAAGATAGATGCTTGACTTGGGTTGGAGTGGTTGGTAAAGGTTGTGTCTATGGAACCAAATGAACTATTGATTACTCTATTGAATGCGGCGACTATCACTCATGTTTTGCATTTGCAGAGCAGGAGTTATTCGGAGCATAAGGCTTTGGGAAGATTCTACAGTGAGCTGCCAGACTTGGTGGATAGCGTTGTAGAGGCTTGGCAGGGCTTGCATGGAGAGATACTGGATTATCCTAACCAGACTGTTAATGCGAGTGGCAATGGAACTGCACTTGATTTTATGCATTACTTAAAGGATGTTGTGAGGGATAACAGGGATGGATTGGGTGAGGACAGTGAGATTCAGAACTTGGTAGATGGTATTGCCGAGTTGATTGATTCTACGCTGTATAAGCTGACTTTCCTCCACTAGAAGTAATTTAAATTATACCTCCAGTGTTTCTGCTATTAGTAGCGGCACTGGGGGTTCCTTTTTTATGATCCATGAGTTTAGGAGGCCGATGCCTGTGGTAACGCCGATGGGGGATGGGTATGCTATTTATGTGGAGAGTGGGGGGATGTATGAGAATGATGTCTGGACGGTATGTTTAAGTGAGGGGGGTAGGGTGCTGCATTTTAATAGTGACCAGATTAAGGTTTGGCATAACGAGACATTTGGGATAAAGAAGGGAGATGAGAAGACTGAAGAGGTTTAGTGTTGCGCTGGCAGATGATATAGCTGCCTTTATTGGGTCGTGGAAGTTTATCATTATCCAATCGTGTATATTGACCGTGTGGATCGTTTTGAATGCTACTGGGGTGGTTGGATATGATCCGTATCCTTTCATCCTTCTGAACCTATTCTTGTCGTTTGAAGCGGCATATGCGACACCTTTGATCTTGATGAGTTCTGGTAGGCAAGCAGAGAAGGATAGGAAGCATTTATTGCATGATATGGAGATAGATAAGAACTCCTATGAGATACTGGTAAAGATGCAGGATGTCTTGGATTCCTTAACGGAGGATGTTCGCCTGGATAAGCTGGCTCTTCAGAACCATGAAAGGTTAAGGGAGGAGCATATGGGGTTGAAAGAGGAGCTTGATGAATTAAAGAGGCTATTAAAAGCGCGTACTTTATAAAAGGACAGTATTTCTGTAATCTTTACTTTACAAAAAGATATGTCGATTTTCTTTATATATCATTTTCGATAAATAAAGAAAATGAGGCTATCTGTATATATGGAACTGGCAGTACCATATCGGGTATAATCTGGTTCTTTATCGGGTAAATTGTTCCACATCAGGTATAATGCCTGCAAATGATTAGGCTGAACTATGATATTCAACTATGAGGGGAATCTTGTAACTGATCATCAACATTTCAGAGATGTTTACGATCTACTACACAAACGTGGTAGGTAACATTTACCATCGTTTGATGGTAGGTGTTAAAAATATATAGCCGTTTTATTAACAGATTACTCTAATGCGGTTAATCCGCATTTACGGCAATAGGATTCGTGATGATAGTGCCGCAATGATTTCAGCTTCTCAATTTCAACCTCTGATTCCGCTAATTCTTTTTTTAGAACCAAAATCTCGGATTCTAGGTTGATGCATTTGATTCTCAACGATCTAATATCATCGATCATGTTTGGTTTCATTTGATTTCAGATTTGATCTTGTCAAGTTCTTCCCATAAAGCAGGACTGTCCGTGTATGCGACTATTAACGCAATCTCAATCGCTCGGTTCAAAAGTTCACGGAGCCTTGCGACTTCGGCTTGTGCCTCAACTTGGTTGGCAAGCGAGTGCGCAAGTTGCAACTCCAAATACTCCGATAAGTGTTCAAAAGCATCTTCCCGAAAATTGGGATGACATTGCTTACGAACGGCATCTGTGCGTGGTGTGTCGTTTGTGTTCATTTTAAAAGTGGTCGGAAGGGGTCAAGGTCGCTACACCCAGAGATTTCCAGATGCCCCTCCATTCCCCCCCCGATTATAAGCACCCGCAGAGTCCTTTCGGCGTGTCCTTGGGGCAGTGGTTCACCGAAGATCCCCACGATATTACAAATCCTATTCATTTACCAACAAGTGTCAAGGAATTGTAAAGCTCCACAGAACCTTTCTGTTTGTGCAATCTTTTGTGGATTGGCTACCGATTATGGACTTGAACCATAACTAGGGCAGTCAAAGTACCCTGTGCTACCATTACACCAATCGGTAAAAAGTCATTTCATCCTTCTATGGACATCTGCCATCCTGTCCCTACAGGAGTTACATTGGTGAGGTTTGCACTCACTACCACAGGATGGGCATTTATGCGTTCCCTTGCTTGGCCCTAATTTCTTTTTTTTATCCATTATATCAAATTAACAGAGTAATGACGATTACATAATCTATTCAAAGTCACTTTTTTGTTGGTCTTCCCCTGCCCCTTGGTACATTTACCCTGTCTTTCCAGACAGCCTTCCCGTAGATGGTCTTCAAGGCAAGCTCCTCTGGCAATCTTAAAACAAAGTGCTTAATCATCAAGCAATCATTTGGAGTCATGTCCTTCAAGTGGAAGCTATATTCCTCTCCCTTGAGTGCAAGATCCTTTGCCATCTTCAATGCTTCTTTTGTATCCATAAAATAGTTAAAAATATATCTTGCTATAAAAAAATTTCACGCTATACGGGGGGTTGTATGAAACACATATATCCAAGCACTCTTGAAAAAGTGTGCAATGAGTGTGGTGGTACAGGACGCGATTGGTACGATGAAGGCCAGGGGGAACCCTGCTGGAAGTGCCAAGGATCGGGTCATGTGGCTACCGATGAAGGGAAAGCAATCCTTCAGCTTATTGCTCATCATTCAAAGAATGTTTTAGAATACGCCTAATCATTTCTCAATCCTGCGCCATCTGTCTTTCCAAAGAAGTGCAGATAGCCGATTGGCATAGGCTCTTACTTTCAACTCTGAAAGGTTAGGGTCAAGGATGTGTATCCCCTCATGCAAAACTGTATCAAGCCTCATCTTGGATGATTGGGAAGGATCTACTTCTATCCTGTCTTCTCCATTATGGGCTAATCCATGAGCTTTCTCCCTACCCAATTTCCTTTCTTCAAGTTTAATACGGGCGGGTAATTTCATCTTATTCTGGTAGTCTATAGAGCCAGACCCTTTGACCGCTATTACCAATTTTAATTATAAATTGTTTTGCCTCAAGCCTTCCATCTTTAACGGCTTTATTGATGTATTTTGATCCAGAGCTTTTGTGGAGACCGATAAACTCCAATATCTTGTCCCGTCTGTGCCATCCAATCGTATCATCCTCACGGTTTAGGATCGCCTTTCTGTATCTCTTTGCTTCTTCAATTGATGCGATAAGGTCAGCTTCAGAAGGGTTTAGTTTCGGTTGGTTCATAGATGTGCATTTTGGTTGCTGGTAATTCGCCTACTCCATTTCCACGCCAATCAAGAATCCCAAAGCCAGGTCTACAAATGCTGTCCCCTACAACCTTGTGGGCATATCGGGTAAGCAACTGCCAAGCTGGAGTCACCATGAAGATTCCAGATCCATCATTAAAGATTCCCCCCGTGTGCCTATGGCCTCGTAGATAAACTCTTGGAACCCTGTGGCCTACACGGGAGTAATTCTGTCTGGCATTCCCCATCGTTATGGACATGGCTCCTGCCTCCAAATATGCCCTAGAACTGGTTGGCATATGGTGAGCAACATCCATGAGGACACCATTAAATTCTAAAAGCCCCTTGTTGCCTAGCCATTTTGCATGGATCTCATTGGCAATCATTTTTTCCCAATCACTGACATGGCACTCCGTACCAGCAGTCATGTAGGTAGCACTAGCCTTCGTGGATAGGGGTAGAAGGCATTCGATTGCCGCAAGGGTATGATCGTAGTTCAAGGCAGTAACAACCTCGCTAGAGCCATGATGACGGCCCTCAATACAATCACCGTTGACGATGAGAACAAATGGATCATTTCCAAAGTGATTCTTGATGACCTCATCTTTATCCTGCCAGCACTGCCAAAGCCACTGTTGATGGAGATTATTTCCAATGCCGATTTTATTACCAGTGGAGGTAATGTGATTATCAGGCCAAAGACCAACATCTGATCCGCAATGGAGGTCAGAGATTACTACAGCACCAACGGGGTTTTTTTGTTTAATCATTGGAGGTTCTTGATAGCTTCTCTGGAGGGTTGTCTGACATCAATGTTTTAAGCAGCTTTGCTGCATCCCTCAAAGAAACCTCTTCGTCTTCCATCATCTTTGCGAGGCTTTTACAAATGGAGATTCTTTTGTTCAAGTGGTAAAGGTAACTGATCAGATCAAGCTGCTCATCCTTGAGGTTCTTGGCATACCATCCTGCTCCAGCAGTCCAGAATTGAGTTCTGTGTTCTTGGCTCCCAGCAATGTATTTTTCTATGCCAGAAATGGAAGCGTCACTCCAAATTTCTTCAGCGTCTTCTTGTGGGGTCATTTTATTTGCTCTTGCTTCCAGTATGTTTCCACTTGGCAGCATTGGCTGCAAAAGTTGCCATCTTGCGAACTGCTGGAGACTTGGAGTGTTTGAGTTGTTCAGTTGTCTTTCCAGTTTTTTTCTTGATGGCAGTGAAACGACCCTTGTGGGATTCTTTGATGTGGATGCCGCTTTTTGATTTCATCTTTAGTAGGTATTTTATTTTTTACTGGTAATGAATCTGCGCCAAATGTCTTTCGGCTTGATCAGACTTGCTACGCTGCATACATGGCAGCTATGGGTACTGCAAGACTTTATTGCATGGTAACAGAAAGGACAAAAGCCATTGAGATAGGCTAGAAGTCCAATGATCTGTTTAAGCAGTTGCTTCATTTAGAGCTAAAGTAAGCAGCTAGAAAAGAAAAGCAAAGCAGAAAGGAAACACCCCCCTGATCCCCCCACCCATGTGAGAAAGGAAAGAGTAAAGAAAAGAAACCACAACACTCCGCATTGCTGAATGCTGTTCGCTTCTTCTCATCTCTCGCTACGGGTAAGGAGTTTTGATTCTCCAAAGCCGAGTTCTTGGATCATGTGGTACGCATTCACACCCATCCTCAATTCTTGCGAGTATCCCTCAAAAGGCAGACCCGCTGAAGCGATGAAGCACAACAGCGGGTCTTCTGGGGTCAGAAAATCTTTAGCTCTAAATGCTTCATCATTCAGAATGAGGAGACTATGGGGTAGAATCAAAAAGCCGTCAAGCAATCTTTTCTGGAAGATATGCCCAAGACAAACGCCTTCCAATATTTCGTATAACAGAGTTTGACAATTTATATTTTTCTTCAAGAAATTTCATCCTGTATTTTTTAGAATCAAAATCTTCTCTAATTTGATAAACAATTTCTGGGTCTTGAATTGACCTTGGCCTTCTTTGTGAGCGTCTTTCTTTTATACAACAGTCCCAAATGTTCTGTTTTGTTGTTCCTAAAAATAAATGATCTGGATTACAGCAAGGAGGATTATCACATTTATGGCATACACTAATTCCTTTTGGGATTTCTCCATGCGTTACAATCCAAGCAACTCTATGAGCTTTATCAAATTTTCTGTTGTAATTACATCTTCCATAGCCATCCTTGTCTTTATGGCCTGTATAAATCCAACATCCATTTAAATTAGATTTATCAACTTTTCTCCAAAGACAAAATTCTGGAGTGTTTGGTTTTGCACATGGATAACAACAATATTTTCTTCTTTTATCAGAAGTAGAAAATATGGCTTGGCAAGTTCTGCAAGAAATTAACATAATGCCAAATTGTGGTAATTGTCCATCTTTGTCAACATCAAAAACCGTCTTCATCTGGGGTTGTTCCAGCGTAGCTCATGTCATCATCACTATCTGGGCTTTCTTTGTTACCACGGTTCTTGATCAGCCTGTTCTCCCAATCTTGAATCTCTTGGATGTCCAGCGATTCAGCCTCTTCCTCAAAGTTGAATTCTAGTCCAGCCCTGCGGAGCATCTGAACGGCATAGGTCATGGAGTCAGCCAAATCGGGAGACTTCTTGATGCGCTGCTTCATGTCAGACTTCTTCTCGACTGCTACCTTCCTTCCCTTGTGGGTATAAAGACGACTGCACAACTCCGATACCATTGCGGCATGGTCATTGAGGCTGATGCCAACCAAGGAACGGGTAGAGAAAGCAGTATGGACGGCAAACCAGTATTCCGTAACCAGCCTGTCATACGCCTCCTTGCAAGTACGGGTATCAAGATTGGAAATTTTACGATCTGTTGGCGGCCCCATAGAGGAGATAGGGAAAACATACATTGCATCGGGGTGATTCTTGCTCCACTCAATGATAATTGCCCTCATCATCTTGCCGCCATCACCAGATATGTCCAAACCAAAGTCCCTGGGATGCACTCCAAACTCCAAGCAGTCCCGAACCACTTGAATTGCAATGCTTTCTTCAAAGACTTCTCCCACAGAAGAGGTATATTCACGGGTTCCAAGGTAGAATCCAAGGTTTCTACCAGTATCATTCGCTCCAAAACGGCAAAAAGTAGCAGCACACCTATCTCCTCCTGCCGTAAATGCAGGGTCAAAGCCACAAACGACCTTGGTTCTTGCGCTCCAGCGAGGTTCCCAAGCTATATCGCAGTTGGTAATGAACTGTTTTGAAAAGATCGTAAGCTCAACGGAGCTATCAGGCCACCATCCGTAGACATTTCGCCAGTATTCAAGGGCATTCTTGTTGCCATAACAGCGTTTAAGGGTTGCAGCCTCGCCTTGAATCGTCAAAAACCTATCAAACGGGGGGATTTCAGCGTCAGGCTTTTGGAAATTAGGGCTATCCTCACCCGAAAGATGCAACGCAACACCAGTACGGGTCTTCCATTGCTTGGTATAACGGGTTACAGCATCCCATTCCAATACATCATCTGGCTGACAAAGCTCCGTATGTGGGTTATTGGCAGTATTTGACGGATTTGCCATACCGCCAAAGATGAAGTCAGGATTGGCTCCAAGGTTCACACGGGTATCCAGTGCGTACAGATCCATTTCTGCCAATTCGTCGAGAAATAGGCGCATCCTCGCGTTCTTACGACCCCTTGTATTCTCCACAGACCGCTTGCCCTCGCCTCCACGGGGGAATGCTAGAGCTTTAATGGCATTCGTGTAGTCTCGCTCCGTATCACGGGTATCAATGGACTCAAAAACAATCATCCTTCGGTATTCCACAAGGTTTCCAATGGCAGCTACGCTACCATATTTTGCTTGTAGATTCCTCATGGCAATACGATACAGGGTACAAACTTTACCCCAAAGACGGTCTTCAGAAGCATCCAATGAGGTAGAAGCCACATAGGTTGAGGTACAATCGGGGGCGCAAAGCCAATCAATCACGATACAAGCAGCTACCGAGAAGGTCTTACCGCTAGAAGCACACCCTGCTATACCCCAATCATTCTCATTGCAGAACAAATCAATAATATCCAAGGCATAATTGTTGGCGATTCCTTGGGATTGGAGCAAAACCTCATCTCCATAAATGAGATTGAAGCAGTTTACCATGTGCTGTGCAGGATTCTTGAGGGTAGTATTCTCAAGTTTTATCCCTAACTTGATCCTTTCGCGCCTACCGAACTCACCACGGGTAATACGATAGGCAGTTAATTCCCTAATAAATTGGGGAAGACTTTGAAATGCCTCAATACCATAATCTGTATCTTGGGGTGCATCCAAGCAAAATCCTTTGTAGTCCATGTAATATGAACTATTGACAAAGATTTAAAAAAAAGGCAAGTCATTGGAGCAACCTATGAGATTAAAAGACCGCAACGGCCCGATCCCAAGTGGACTCTGGTATGAATATAGCGACGATAAAGGAAATGTTTATCGTGTTAATGGAATGGAAACAGTTTTTGGAAGAAGTTTTTCCAATAAAGTGTCCAGTGACATGAAGAATAATAATGTTGCCGTTCCAGATAATTTAGACTACCTTATCGAACAGCAAATTTGTGAAAGGATTCCTGGTCAGTTTTGCTGGAAGGAAGCTGGAGACAAAGTTGCTAATGTAATTCACCGCTTTGCGAATTTGGGAGATCGCGTTGCCTCAAGTCTTGGTATTAATCCCAACCTTGAACAACGCGCTAAAGGTTGCACAGCTTGCAAGAAACGCCGTGAGGCATTAAATCAAGCATTGGGATGATTAGCAAAGAAAAAAAGGATAGGTATAATTCCAATAGAAGGAAAAGGTATAAAGAAAACAAAGAATTGTTTAAGCTAAAAAATGCACAGTGGTATAAAAATAATAAAACAACACATAGTGCAATAAACGCTAAAAATAAAAAAGAATTTCAAGAAAAAGCAAATCTCTACAAATTAAAAAATGGATGCATTGATTGTGGATACAAAAAACACGCAGTTGCACTTCATTTTGATCACATACATGGAGAAAAAGTTAGAAATATTTGCGATTTTAGAAACTGGGATTTAGCTCTTGCTGAAGTATCAAAATGTGTAGTAAGATGCTCAAATTGTCATGCCATCAAAACTTTTGAAAACAAAGAATTTCGCGGTTGGCGCAAAAAACTAAACTTGGATAATGGCTAAAACAAAAAAGATAGTAAATCGTGAGGGTGTTTCAAGTTGGGGGTTTAATACCATCAACTCAAACGGTGTTGCTCCCACAAGCCGTGTCCAAACTGCCAATGATGCTTTTACTATCTGCTGGAATCTTCGCCTTGATAATGCAGGACGCGAGCGTAAGTGGGGAAGAATCTACAAATGCTACAAAGGATTTCCCCCTACGGACTATAGCCAAGTAGCTTCCCGTCAGCTTTCTGGAATGAGCAATGTGCCATTCCGTCAGATGAAGTTCATTGTGGATAACCAGAAGTCTAGCTTCGTGGATATGGTAATGGAGCGTAATACTGCTGCCAATATCACCACAAAATTAGGCAACCCTACCGAGAAGAAAATTTGGAGCGATCTTATCAGTGTTGGATTTGACCGTATGCTTCGTGCTTGGCCTTCCTATAACTACAATGTCGAATTGGATGTTGAGGAGATGACGCTTTACGGAAAAGGATTTGAAATTGCAGAAGACCGTGATGGTTGGCCTACCAAGAGTTTTCATAACTCCAATGTGCTGATTCCAGACAAGACATACGCCGATCTAACCAACCTTGGAGAGCTTTGCATCAAGAGATCCTATACTCCGCTTGAGTTCTGGTTAAAGATCACAGGAGGCGAGGAAGACCCAGAGAAAGCGCGTAAATATGCTACGGATATGGGTTGGAACTTCTGGGCTTGCGTTGATGCCTTGAGAATGTTCACTACAAACTATCGCAATACCTATACCAATACGGAATGGTTGCGAGATGTTGCCAGCGGTAACATGAACCTTTCTAGGCTCTATACGCTTCGTATTGAGCTTTATGAACTCTACATCATGGAGTTCAACGGATCTATTTCCAAGATGCTCTTGCTCCAGAACTACGGTGGACTTGTTCTTGGCTACAAAGAGAACGGACGCAAAGACCTTACTGAAGAAGAGTACCGTGACCAAACTGGTTTCCTTTACTACAAAAAGGATTGGGTAGAAAAGGATGAGGACGGTTGGGAAGATATTATTGCCCCAATGTGCGACTCCACGGGAAGCGGAATCTGGCATGAGATCCAAGGACTAGCCGAGGCTATCTTCATTCAATGCCGAGCCTATGACATCCACATGAACCGATTCATGGATTCTGTGGATTGGAATACCCGCTTGATGTTCAAGGGAGGTTCCGCTGAAGCAACCAAGAAGCTCAAACAAATGGAGTGGATGCCTTGGATGGTTCTTCCACAGGATGTCGAGCCTCACCAAGTTTCCGTAAACATACCCTTCCAAGAGATTCTTTCTGGCATTCAGTTTTACCAAGCTGATTTGTATCGCGGTATTGGAGCATACAATATTGGTATGTCCAACAAAGGCGGCAAGCAACGCACCAAGGGAGAAGCTGAACTTGATGCCGCTGAATCTGCCAAGCTCCAAGGAACACAAATTCGTCGTTTCAATGATAACCAGACCCGCTGGTTGAGACTCCTCTACAAGCGAATGAGCCGTACTACCAAGGGTGGATACGGATACAAAATCAAACAGAAGTTTGTGGACTTCATGGATGAAAATGGAGTTCCAAAGGAAGCATGGAAGTGGGAGAACATTGAGAACCTAGAGAGCAATATGCTTGCTGGCTCTGGTAGCCCGTCCTACAAGCTGATGGCTGCTCAACAGACTGTCTCCCTCACGGGCATGACCCCAATGAATGAGGGGCAAGCCAATGCTATCCAAGACGCTATTGCTGCACTCAATGGTCGCCAGAATGTCAGCCGTTACTTCCAGCAGACCAAGATTGATATTCCAGATGAGAAGGGAATCATTTCTATGGAGAACATTGGTATGACTGATCCAAAGGGCAACCCTGCAAACTTCCAGGTTTACCCAGATCAGAATCATATAGAACACTTCCAAGGCCACTTCCAAGATGCTGGAATGTCCATGCAGGAGGCTCAACAGGCAATGCAAGCTGCTGCTGCTTCTATGCAGCAAGGTCAGCAAGGTTCTCAACTTGATCAAGACGAAACCTTTGAGCTTATGCGTGACATCTACGCCTGTCTATTGCGTTTCAAGGGGCCGCACATGACTGCTCACCTTGGATTCATTCAGAAAGATCCAAGCAAGAAGAATCTCGCACAACAGTTTGCCCAACAACTTCAACAACTTCAGCGTGGCGTTGATGAACTTGGTAGCCAGCTTTCCGAAATGGCAAAAGCCAAACAACAGCAAGGTGGACAAGGACAGATGGATGAGAACCAAGCCAAGCTCCAAGCTCTCCTTGCAAGGGAATCAATCATTGTTGATACCATGCAGAAGAAGGAAGACATCAAGCTGGCGGCAATTGCTCAAAAGGCACAGCTTCACAATGCTGCATACATGGAGAAAGCCTCCACTGATATTGCCAACAAGAGAGCCAAGGCTGCTAACGATATTCAAATCAAAAGGAATAAGCATTGGGTCGAAACACAAACTTCCCAAGCAAGCCATGAACAAGACATGGGTCACAATGAGCAAATGAATGCCCAAGAAATGGCTGCTCAACAACAGGCTATCCAAGCCCAAGAACAAGTAACGCAAAGCAACCCGCAAATAGGACAACAAAATGGCTGATAAAAATACCTCAAACCTTGCCGCAGCAATCATCAACGACAAAAGATATAGTGAGTTAAAAACCTCAATTTATGAGGAGTTGGTAAAGAATGACCACGCAACTGTTGTTGCCGTCTTCAAGTTGCTTCAAGAGTATGCATCAGATGCCGTTGATAATACATTCCATGATGCTGGTCGTGTTAAGCCCCAAGCTATTATTGAAGACAAGAAGAAAGATACTGACCCAGATTTAGACGAAAGTTTGACAGCAGAAGAAATATCCTCACGCAAATAACAACCACAAAAAACCATCATTATGTCCGAAACAGCAACCCAAGATACCAAGAATCCAAACCTTACTGCCGCCCCTGTAGCTGACAAGGCCGCAAGGGACGCAGCAATCAAGGAAGCCGATAACTTTTTCAAGGCAGACATCAAGGATGCCCCACAGGGAAACCCTTCCGATCTTTTTAAGAAGTTTGCTACCAAGCTGAACCAAGACAGTGCTGAACAGCGTGATCAGATTGATGCAGCAAAGGAAGCAAGAGTTGTTGAGGAAAGCAGCAATGATGATGAGCCAAAGGTAAAGGCATCACTTGTGGATGATGAGAAGAAGCCAGGATTCATCAAGAGTCTCAAGCAGACCAATGAACAACTTTCCAAAGAAGCTGCCGAGCTAAAGAAAAAGATTGATGAGTACGAGAAGGCAAAACTTCCAGAGTACGAGAAGCAGATTGAGGAACTGCGATCCAAGATGGATGACGGTGGAACCAAGAAGCAAATGGAGCAGCTTCAGAAGGATCTTGAACTGACCGTTAAAGAGAAGCAGGAGCGTGAGGAAAAGCTCAATGCAGAACTGGATGATCTCCGTAAAGCCAATGCCTATCTGAATCTTCCAGCCGATCCAATCTTCCAAGAGACATTCGATCAGCCAATTGCTATTGGCTATAATCAAGTCAAGATGCTTCTGTCTGAAGACCCTTCAAGCATCATGGAATTTGAGAAAGCAGTTGCCGCATATCAATCATCACTTCAAACCCCAGATCAAAATGAAAGGATCAGACAGCGCGAGATTTCCAAACAAACTCTTAACGCCATCTACGAGAATCTCTCGCCTATGGAGCAGGCTAAATTCAACTCTACGGCTTATGATGTTCTTGGTAAAGTTGAGTCTAGGGTTCAAGCTCTCCAAGAATGGGAAGTGACCCGTTCCCGCACAGAAGAAGAGAAGTCCCGCAGGGCGCAAATGAACAGGAGTCAAGTTTCCAAACGATGGAATGATGCCTTTGCAGAAGCCAAAAAGCAGCTTGATGATTCCATCAAATATCCAGAGGAAGTCGCCAAGCTCATTGCATCCAACAAGATTGATGATGATACTTCGGAAGATGAACTGATTGCTGAATCAGCACTCCGTGAGAACTCCAACTTTGCGCCAGAGCAAATCACTCGCGTACTCCAGCAGGGAGCAAAATTCAAGAAAGCTCGTGCATATACTTTTGCACTTGAGAAACAAGTTTCTGAACTGAACGAAACAATAAAAAAGATGCGTGGCTCTTCGACTTCGGAGGGAGGCGTAAGTTCTTCCTCTTCTGGGAAAGCAAACCAAGAAGAGGAGCTTACCCCCGCTGGACTTTTTGCAAAGTTTAGGAATAGGTAAAATAAGTATTGACGAACTATTAGAAAAATACTAATGGTTCATCAGACATTTTAATTCTGGATTAGTTGACTGTGATTAGCCAACTGTTCTTGGTAGAAGCGATGAGTGGGATAGCGACCCACATTAAATAATAAGCAGATCGTCAAACCAAAGAATAGTGGGGTGATTACGGAAGACCAGCGATGGTTGCCAGATCGCAAACCCAAAACACTCAATCGTGTAATAATGGGGAGCGATCCTTTTTGTTACACAAAACAAAACAACCCAAACAAATTAATTATATGGCACAGAATGGCGTTACATTCTCCTCCTGCCAAGACGTGGACACTCTGTTCCGCGAGGCGAGGACTTATTATAATCCCTTCTTCATTAAGAAGATGGCAATCAATTCGATCTATTATGGTCGTCTTGAGACAGAAACTTGGCCCCTTAACACCCTCCCAACGATGAAGGCTTTCCGCTTTGGTCGTGGATGGTACAACCCAGATCAGCCTTGGCAGGAAGTCCAGAGTGGACGCTGCATCCAGAATGCTGATGATGTTCAGTTTGAGACCATTGCTCACCCTGGAACCGAATCCTACAGCTTCAGCCTTTTCACCAAGGCCATGCGTACCGATTGGTATCAGCTTACCGATTTCATGTATCGTCTGTTTCCTCAAGAGGAGATGGATCACATCATGTCCACGAATGTCAACATCACCAAGAATGTCCACGAGGAGTTCGCTCGTAGTCAGTGGATCGGTGGTGCAGGACACCATTGGGTTCCCGTTTCCAACGGTCAGAGCCTTGTGTCTTGTGTTGCTGAAGATGATCAGATGTTTGTCGTTCAAGAGTTCCAAGGAACCGCTGAAGGCAGCTTCAACATGGGCTATGTCTATGTTAAGATGGCAGCTTCCAACCTTGGCAACATTGGTCTGCTTTCTCTGGATACCCTTGATGACATCCTCATCAACCTGCAGCGTGAAGATGATGCTTATCGTCTCGATGTGAGTGAGGCCGCTGGTCGTCCTCTCCTTGAGATCATTGTTCCCGATGCCCGTGTCCTTCGTCAGCTCTGGCAGTATGCCAAGCAGTCTGGTGGATGGTGGGAGAGCGTCAGTGATTTCGATGACAAGCAGCTTCAATACTCCCTTGGTATTGATCGCGTTATCGGAAACTACGCTTTCTGCAACGACATCAACGGTGTTCGTCTCAATGTGGATTATGCTTACAACGCATCTCTCTCCACTTTCGATGCTAACAATGTTGCTACTTGGCCTCGTCTGGTTCGCGTTCTTCCCTATATCCCCGTTACCACGGAGCTTGGGTGCAAGTATGTCCAGAACCCTGCCTACAACAATGCTGACTTCGGTATCACCAACCCTTGGGTGAATAAGGCCATGATCAAGTGGATCAGCCCTTCCCAGAGTGGAATTGGTGAGGCCCAAGGCATGACCCAGAACTACGCTGGCGATTGGCAGTGGAAGAACCCAGATTGGGAGTGCAACATCAAGCGTGATCAAGGTTTCTTCTGGAATCAGTTCCGTATGGGAATGCAGTTCCAAGATCCTACGCTCATGCATTCGATCCTTCACAGGCTCAACACCAGCCGTCTTATCATCCCTGCTCCTTGCACTCTGTCCCCACAAGGGCCTCCAGATGCAACTCCAGATTGCTTCGTCTGCTCCAGCGTTGTTAGCCAACCTATCTAATCAAGTAATTAGAACATACGATGAATTCTAACGATTACGCACCATCGGATGTCTTGAATGCCCCCGCCCTGTTATACACAGGGTCGGGGCAACCCTTGACTCCTTACTTCGTTGCTGTAACAACTGGAAATACCTTTGTCATTCCTACTTCGGCCATTACTTGGTCGATCTCTACCCCTGCGGGTGGAACTGTAGTGATTAACGGTGTTTCTTACTCTGGTGCAGTCAGCATCAATGGGAATGGCCCATTGTATACTGCTATTACAGTTGCTCCAACTTCTGTTACCGCAGCGGTTAGCTACACGCTTAACAATGTCATTTACAATGTCCCTAGCTTCTACTAAAAATTAACAACCCAAAATTATGCCTAATACACTACCTCCATCTAACAGCATCAAGCCTGTTCCTAACAATCTTACTGTGGTTCGTTTCGGCCCATACGAGATTGATTTCACGCTTCCTGCTGCTTCCTACACCATTGGTCAACTTGAGTATGACGAACAAGTATTTATCCCTACTTCCGCATTCATTGAGTATACCAATGTAATTGGAACCTTTGCTACCGCCGCTGTTGCCATTATTGACAACGGTATTGACAGCGAAAACATCACTGCCTCCACTACGCTTGCGGCTACTGTTCTTACCCCAAACAACAGCACTGCAAACCTGTCGGCTCAAACTCTGGCTCTTGCTTCTCCATACTATGTCACTGGTGGCCTTCCTGTCGCTACTACTGATGGAACTGGAGCTGCTTCGACCCAATCGCTTCGCGTTAAGGTTACGACATCTGCTATCCCAACGCTGACTTCGATTAGTCACTACACGGCAAACAACATCTCGACCATCAATGTGACGAGTGTTCCTGCCTCGTATACGCCTGGATCAGTCATTCGCATTAAGTCTTCAACGACCACGACCTACAATGGCGTGTTCACGATTACCGCGACTACTGGAACGACAATCTCGTTCTACAATCCAAATGTTACGACCGAGGGTACTTCTGGTTCCCCTACTGCTGACTCCACGGGCAAAATCGGTGCTTGCACTGGTAATGTCTATGTTGTTGGTATTCTTCAGTAATTGAAACTTGTATTGCGGGGGGCGTAAAAACCCCCCGCTATACTACCTTAAATTTTTATGCCCACTGTTACTCCACTTGATTTCCAAGACTTTATAGGAACAACCGCTGATGAACAGCGTTGGCAGATTGTAAGTGCAATCCAAGGCCAAACTGGATTAGCAGAGAATGTTAATATCACTGGGCCAGTAGATGGTAGTGGAAATGTTAAAGTTGATATAGCAGCATCAACCACAACTTTAGATGTAAATATTTATGATTCTACTGGAAATCCTATATCAACTGATAATGATGTTTCTGGGGGAGTAACAATAAGCCCTGCGGCTTCTCTACAAGTTGATTTGTTTGATCCAAGTGGAAATCAATTGTTAGGAGACAACGGAAGATATGATGCTTCTTCCAATGGCATCAATGCAATCGCATCACAAGCAATAGTAAACGGACATAGGCTTACATTTAGTGCAAATACTTCTGCTATTACAGTAACAAGTTCTGCAATAATTATAGCAGCATCTTCAACGAGAACACATCTTTCTATTTCAAATAATGGATTAGTAAATACTTTGTATGTTAATCCAACTGGTGCAACGGCCTCTGCAACACTTGGTATTCCAATTAAACCAGGAGATACATATACATTTCCAGCACATGCTATTCCTAATGGAAATATAGCTGCATTTAGCGTAACCACTACCGCATTTGTAGTTTACGCATAATCTTATGATTACTTTTCCTTCTGCAATTACTATTAATGTTGCTCAACCAGTTGTAGCAATTCGTCCTCCAATTAGTATTTCTCAATTGGATTACTCTGTAACTTACGACAACAATGCTAAAACAGCAGTTGCTAGAATTAAGCAAATAGGAAGGAATCTTATCCTTTGGTCTGGTCAAGATTATGTTGATCAAGGACAGTTTACAGATGCAATGGTAGATGCTCAAGTGACCAGCTTGCTTGGTGATAATCCAAAGGCAGTTATTGAGGCATTGCTTAAAGGAATTCAGCCTTATGTTGAGCCAGTTGTTGTGGTAGCTCCAGA